TGCTGTCGGCAGCGTCAAGACTAACACGACTACCGCCCCGGTAATGGTCTGGGCTCCGGAGTGCGCGATCGTACCCGTAGGCACAACTGCCGGGATGGCGACGGCTGGGGCCGTGATTACCCCCGTCCCTGTTCCAGCCAAACTCGCGGTCGGAAGACTGGCCGGGATCGTGAGAGATGACGCCGTCAAAGTGGCTGTGCCGGTGGCTGCGATCGCGCCAGTTGGAACTACGGCTGGTATGGCGACCGGGCTCGCCGTTAAAGTGGCCGCGCCAGTGGCAGCCACGGTCGCCGTTGGGATGACAGCGGGTATGGCGATCGGGCTCGCCGTGAAGGTGACAGTCCCAGTTCCGCCAATGGTCGCCGTCGGGATTACAGCAGGCAGGATCACTGCCGGAGCGGTCAGGGTCGCCGTCCCAGTAGCGGAAATGGTTGCTAAAGGAATAACGGCCGGGATGGCCACCGGCGAAGCGGTCAAGGCCAGGATTAACTTGATCTCGGCCAGCGGGATGACCGCAGGAATCGTCTCGACGATCGCGGTCAAGGTCACCGTCCCTGTTGCAGCTATCGTAGCTAACGGGATGACGGCAGGAACAGTCTCGACGATCGCGGTTAGGGTAGTGTTGCCCGTCCCTGCAATCGTCGCAGTCGGAATGACAGCAGGGATCGTTTCCACTACCGCGGTTAAAGTCGCTGTGCCAGTTGCTGTGACCGCCGCAAGGGGTATGACAGCGGGTATGGTCTCCACCACCGCCGTCAAGGTCGCTGTACCTGTAGCCGAGATAGTAGCTAAAGGTATGACCGCCGGGGCAGTAACCGGCGTGGGCGTGAGTGTAACCGTACCAGTCCCGGCAATCGTGGCTAGGGGGATTACGGCAGGGGCAGTAACCGGCGTCGGCGTAAGAGTAGTAGTCCCCGTTGCCGCGATAGTAGCTAATGGGACAACCAGGGTAGTAACGACCGGAGACGCCGTGAGCGTCTGGACGGCCAGCCGACCAAGAGGTAAGAACCTCCGTGGCCGGACTACTAAATAGCGCCGGAATACTCCGAAGCTCAATCAAGGCCGTCCTTACGTGAGTTGGAGAATCCCCTGGGCGTTCCACGTGATGGTAATATCCGAACCGTTTGGAGTAAGGGGTAGCCCGGTGGCACTATCCACGAACATGATCGGTATCGAACTAGCATCGTTGGTTATGAACTTAAATACCACATAAGCCACGACGGCATTTTGAGCTACGACCGCCGAGAACACGATGTCGGCGGCGTCGAACTCGGCACGATCGTTGGCGTCGTCTTGCGACGTAGCCTCTGAAGCCAGTGCCCCGCGAGTGTAAGTTACTAACTCAGTGGTCCCAGCCCGGGCCAGGACAGCAGCTACGTCGACATCGTCTGCATTCTCATCAGTGGCCGCTTCCAATAGCAGAATCCGAATGTCGTCCGGTAAGTTGAAATCGATATCCCCATTCAGGAGTTGAAACTTTGCGATGTTGTAAACAAAGTCGGCCATGATTTAGCCTCCTACTTCTTCGACCAGCATGGTCCCGCTCATCGTGATGGAGTCCGCTGGCGCTGTCTCTAATTCCACCAGCAGCCGTGTACTGGGCGAAAAGGTATACAGAGCCCGTTCCTCCGGTGTCAGTAGCCACTCCAGGCCCGATGCCACATGGAATTCCTTCTTGGCGAGGATCGTATTGGTCCCACCGGTTAACTGGGTTGTGTTATTAACCTCGGCAGTGATCCCAGCGGCCGAGTCACCCGGCCCCGGCGCTGGTGTCGGTGCCGTGCCGCCAGACCCTGAGGTGGGGGCGCCCGTGACCCGACGGACGGATATGTCCAACATCTCGGCCTGGGCATCCCCCACCTCGGTCCTTTGGCTGATCTCCAGCTTATGGAGAATCATGGCCGCATCGGCCGGCGCCAAAGCTTCGAACAAATCTTGAATGGCAGTCACCGCCACATCGTTGAAAACGATTGTGTACATCCGGCCCATAAAAGTACCTCGCTAAGCTCACTGTATTGCCATTCCATGCTGTACTGCTAGCTCAAACAGATCCGTGAAAAACTTCAACCGTATCTTGTGACAATTAAACGAAATACGGGCTGAGTTCTGTGCAGTAACAATTGTATAAATGCTAGTGGCTCTGTCGATTTTAACTCGCTGATCATGTCCGTTGAGGTCTAGGTCCACAAATACAATTTTCCCACTTATTTCGTTAGAGTCCACTTCATATTCGGTTGTAATAGGGTCTAGGAGAGCGGTGTCATGAGCTGCAGGAATACCTCTAACAAACGCCACCAAGTCCGTAGTCCACAGCAATATCTGGTTAGTTGCGGCGAATGCAGCTAAAACGGGGGCTGTGAGTCCCGCAGCTACTGGAAAAGATGTTATCTCTCCATCAATGTATTCATACAACGGGATAGAATTAAACATCGGTATGTCGACGTCGTTAAGCCCAAATGACGTCCGCCGTTTAATTATTAAAGCCATATCAATCTACCCCACCACGTCTACATCCGGCCGACAAACTTACCTCACTAAAAGTGCACGTGCTGGGTGACGGCGCCATACTTCAAGTCCCTCGGCAAGCACGGGCGCAGTTGTAATTTTCGCGGTGTAAATGATCCTCGTAAGGCCGTCATTCTTTTCATCCCATTCGCAGGAAAACTCGTATTCCGTACCCTCAACGGCCCCGCTAAAATCAAGGGCAATCTGCCCCTCGGTCACCTCGCCGTTCTCAACCCTAGCTGACACCTGTAATATCCCATCCGCGTCGGCCTCGAACTCTTGGCCAGATACGATGTATGTACCTCCGGCGTTTGCCCGCCGGTTAGCATCGGCTAGATCTCCATCATTCACCAAGTCAGTCCCCGTTGTACTCTTGATAGTTGCCGATGCCGACGTGATTAGTGTCCAGCCGCCTCCTCCTGTCCGCCAAGACCACTTGTGATCGGATGGCGTGTCTATTCTCAAGTCTGGGGATGTATCCACTCCACCGGCAAAGATTATAAGATCGTCGTTGTTGGCCAATGTATGACTGGTCTCAATCGCAGCCAAGGCCACCCTGGTAGCCGAGCATATCCTGGAGCCGTTCGCAGTTAGCGGCACACTACCTCACCAACAACGCGCGCATACGGTTCCGCTGCCACGAAGGGAACTCAGCCCCTGCTGGCAGTTTGTAGATCTTCCTGCGCAGTCGGAACATACCGGCAGGGTCAAACGCTATCTCGGCAGCTTCGTTGGCGTCGAGCATCCGCTCGTGGATCAGCGCCATGGCCACGTGGCCACCCCAGTGGTCCGGGTCTGGTCTACCAGTACGATGCCCTATCATGAGTGTAAACGGTCCACCGGGATCGCTATCAGCTAAGAGATTGCTCTCAACCAACGGCCCATCAAAATAAGCATTGTGCTCGCCGCCGTTAGTAAAATCATATGTAGCGGTCATGCAATGCCACAGAGCACCGTTAGCCGTGAGATCAACCCCACCTACCCCATCAGATGCAGCCGCAAAGCAATCACTCCTAAGCACCTCAGATGTATCTATTTGAAACTCGTAAGTGTCTGATCCACCAATAAGCCGATGGCGCACCGAGGTAGCCGTCTCCTCCTTGTTGAACAACACGGTAACGCTACCAATGTGGGGTGGGTCAAAACTGGCTATTTCGATCTGGCCCGCCTCAGCTATAACAAAAAGGACAGCATCCCCAAACTCACTCATCGTCCAGTTAGTCGGCGGCAGCCCGGCACTCAATGTACCGTCAATCCGCACGCTGCCCCAGTCTGGAACCGTGGTACCCGTGGGGCCTAGCAGGGGGGCCCACGCGTGCATGAGTCCACGCCAAAGACCCGGGGCCTGGGATAACGCAGCCCCACGGGCAAAGCCCTGTCGGTAGGACGGCTTGCCTAGGTTGGGATTTCTAACGTCTACTGGCATTACTGGATTTCGTCCACCAGGCCAGAGAAGAGCACAGAGCTTTCGATGTCATCCGTGCCGCACAGAGTCGCACCGGAGTTGTTGAACACTATCAGCTGGCCGTACCGGAGTACCGGATTCAGGAGGCCAATGGTGGCTATCTGTACGCCGTTCACGTCCGAGCAAACCATCGACCCGATGTAGATCATCTGCTTCACCGCTTCGATTACGCTGGCCGTGCCGTGCCCGGCGTATAGGCCGTCAACGCCGTCAGGGAATCCTGGGTTACCTACGCCGACACCTGAGTTAGCCGAAGCAGACCAGTAGAAGCTCACAGTCAACCCCGACGTGGGAGCCGAAAACCATTCGATGGCAGCCGTCACCAGGAACGACGTGGGGCGGTTGGCCCCAAGGTCGACCTGATCGCTATTAACCGCAGCCGCGTCAGCGAGCCCAGTGGCCCCTTCGTCCAGAGTCAGGTCAACAACGGTAGGCGTCCCACTGGACAGGTCATTATTGCCGGTCGGTGAATAGGCGGAAGAATGGAACGAGTACTCGGTCGTTGACTTTAGCTGGACTTCATTTGGCATTACAGTCTCGCCGCTTGGACGTGCCCTTCCTTGCACGGCGGAATACCGATTTCTTCGGCGCGGCTTTGGGCATTTAACACAAGTTCCTGCATATCCATGGTGGATATCGCGCCTTCGATTGCAAGAGGCGAAGCACCCGACTCACGCATCCATGCCATTCTCTGCAGCGTCCCGTCTCCGGCCATGGTGACAAGCCGAGCAGCAGACGTTTCTGTCCGAGGACGATCGACTACATTCATGTCATTAGCAATTTGGGCATCCCTCTGCGTGGCATACCCGCGTCCCAGGGGGTCGTTGGCAAGCTCTCGCCTTAATTTTTCAATGGCATCCGACATCTTTTCCCCTAACTAATAAACGGCCTTCCGGCATCCAGGGCCAGAAGGCCGTCTAACTAACCGCCCCCCTAACCATGGGGTTGTGTTAATCCTATGTGCCCTGTTCGTCCTGGACTTCGTACTTGCCAAAGCCGTTGGTCGCATGTTCCAAGGCCGAGAACACGATTTCTGTTCCGACGGGAACACCCTTTTCGGACGTTAAGGCCCCCATACTCTCTACATACGCTCTGGGTATCCAGACCTGCATTTTCGCGTCGGTGATGTACGGGGAGACAGGCCACCGCAATAACAGACCGTACTCACTCACAGTTGCGCCCCGTAGCATGTTGAAGTCCCGGACGCCGGCGGTACCGCTACCTGGCGCCGTATCGGTCACGGTGACGTCATTCCAGACCTTGGCCAAATGCTCTGCGGTTAAATCAAACAGGGTCAGGGTGACCGTCAGACGCTCTTGAGTGCGGAACGCTTGCTGTGGCGCTGTGGACCCCAGGCTGAACCATTCTTCGATGGTTTGCTCGGGCTCGAACGCCACTCCGTCCTCGCCGTAGTTCTGATCGCCGTTTGTCCCGAGCAACACCCAGTTGCCAGCCGGGGCGTCTTCAAGGTCCGTCCTGGTCTCGTTCACAGGGCCCGTGTAAAGTTCAACCGGCCCGACTATCAGCTCAAAAGGTGTAGTCATTCATCAACTCCTGCTATACCGCCACTTCGGCTACCACTACCTCGAAGGAGCCCATAACTAGCGGCCATTCCAAATCGTTGTCTCTTAGTTGGACCGGGCCGCCAGCTACGGACGCGTCCTCCAACAACACTGTGCCTTGCTTGGTTTGAACCAACTGCTTCAACGCATCATAGGCGGAATGGTACACATCCCATGACGTTTCGGGCGTCGTGCCGTATCCCTTGATATCTACCCGAATCCGGTTCAATTGCATGCGTGAGTTACCGAAGAGGCCACCACCAGGGCCGCCGGCCGGAGCAACCACTAGGCACTTCTGCGGCATATTCGTCGTTTCTGTATCCGGGAGCTCCGCGCCGAATACCTTGGTGCCAACTTGCGTCGTGACCTCGGCGTCAGCTTTCAAAAACGCCACCACTGCTGTTATGGGATTCGGGATAGCCATTACAGGAACGCTCGGATTCGGCCGATCAAATTCGGATACTCGCGGTCCGCCGAACGGCGTAGCATATGGATGCCGGCCCGGCCCCGCGCGCCTATTTCAAGCCAGATGAAATAATTTACATCGAAGCTACCCCAGCGTCCCGCGACGCGGTGCCGCTCGATCCTTGCTGGTCGCAATTGGATTGACCCTTGAGCTGTTCCAGTCACTACCGGGGTTAACCCCTTGGCCGCCGTTACGGCCTCTGCCATGGTTTGATCTATACCGCGGCGGGATGCTTCAGCCGTACGTTTGTGGATTCCGTCACCCTCCCAGTTCAACCTATACCCGGAGGGCATCAGGCAACTTCCTCTAGGGTGCACACCAGATGATTCGCACGCCGAAGTACGGAGTGAATGCGCATAGTGTTGGCGATGATGTTTGCACCCAATCGGTCCTGGATGGCCGTCACCCGGTCATCCTCGGTAATGTCAGTGCCAAGCGGAACAATCATCTTGTGGTCGGCCAAAAGGACGGACTTCGTGCCATCTATCACTTCCCGCTCTTTCTCGGCCCAGGACCAGCACCGCTGCGATGCCAAGTTGTTCGCCCACACGGCCGCTCCCGGGCCACCAAAGCCGTCGGTCCCAGCGGGTGTATTCCGCTGCACCGTGGCCCGCATCGTCATTTTATTTACGGCCGTCACAGATCTTCGGTTACGGTGGATGCGTCGGCGTCCACATCATCGGGATCGTCGAAAGGCAACGGTTCCACTGGAGGTGTGTAATCTTCCATGACCGCGACGTCGATCATGGCCCATTCCGCATTCGTGAACGTATGCTCGAAAAGCAGCCGATGGTGATTGGTCCCAACTTCGCCAATGAACTTGGACACCCGGATCTGATCGTCTTCAGTACGTTCCCAAAATAGATTTCGTGGGGATTCGATGCAAGTCATAACCTTACCCCGGTATCAAGCTTTTGCGATCGAGCCGGGCGATGATATGGCCCCGTTCCTTGGCGTGATGCATCGCAGTAGAGGCGTAATCACCGACACGCTCGGACTGGAGCCCGGTGTAACGAATAGCGAGATTTACTAAATCAATCGTGGCGCCAATTCGGGCGTTATCGTCGTCAACTGGTGTGTAAACTACGTCGACCCGCTCCGCCCATTCCCCCTGGGGATTCGTCGCGTCCAAGCTCAAGCGCTCCAGCACCCGGTTACCGTACCAAGCACGCCAGTCCGCAGCTACCAATACCGTCGTGGTGGTCCCACGATATTCTGTAATCGACGTGATGGAGGCCGCCGGACGGTTCAAAAATAGCCCTTTATCACCGCCGACGTGGGTCTCCGTCACAGTGCCCGTCGGATTGTGCTCTCCAAGCGTCTCAACAATTTCCTGATCGGCGGCGGCAATCAGCCGTTGGAGAGCTGCATCTGTTAAGTCGGTTTCAATGTGCTCACGAATGTTCGTCGGGGTAATGAGCGCATCGGCCATTACCGGCGCCTACGGGGCCGGTCCAAGGCCGAGGATGGCACAGGTTCGCGCTGTGAGGCGTTTTCAGGCTCTTGGGGATCTTCACTGGCTTCCTCGCCGTCCTCGCCTGGGGGGGCGGCCTCAGCGTCCGTCTCGGGCCCCCCAGGGGGCGTATCATCACCCACCCCGGCCTCCTCCTCCTCCGGTTCGGGATCTACCGAGGTTGTCGCATAGGGCCCTAGTCCCCAGCGCCGGGCGATCTCTTCCGGAACATGTGTCCCGAGACCACAAAGCAACGATACCGCACCTTCGTCGCCTTCATGGCAAACCTTGGTTCTATCAGCGTTGAGGTAGAGCCGTTCGTCAGCAACCCATATCGGCATGGGATTCAACTCCTGTCCCGGCATTTGCACTTCTAAGAGCGCCATCTCTTAATCTCCTATTTGCAACGCTGCGACCGTTAAGCCAACAACGTCGTCTACTGTCCATTGTAAATAATGCTGCCCCAACTGGTTATAGACGCTAGGGTTGAAGGTGCCAATCATTTCGTCGCCAGTGGTAGCCACCACGGTGAGCGTCTTTTCCGCTATGGCGTTGCCGTCGATAGTACGCGGCGTTTGAACCGTCACGATGGCGTTGCCGGCGCCGGTTTTCTTGAAGTGGAGGAACATACGTCCGTTGTTCTGCACCTGATGCGTATCGGCGTTCGACGCGACAGCCACGTAGGTAGGGGTATGCCCGGTGCTATTAACTTTCACCACTGGATCGACGATTGTCGCCATGGCTTACATGCTCCTATTGGCCGTCAAACCGGATTTGACCCTCAAAGTACAGCTTGATGACGGTCAAAGCGCTATTAACACTATTGTTGGTTAACACAAGGGTTAAGGTGTCTCCAATGCTTACGGGCGGATGAATTTCGGTGCCGGAACGCACGATGGCTTTACTTTCACTGGTTGCAATTAGCAGGTTCGCCCCAAGCCCTTGCAAGATGTCCAATCCGCCATCGTCGTTCAGGACAGCATCGTATAGGTCCGTTGGGCCCGTAGGTCCTGGGTTCACGTCCATGGCAATCAGCTTACCGCCAATCTTGGCTAGCAAAGCCGTCGACGGATAATCAGCGGCGGCGGCATCGGCGGTACAGGTCAGCGTGACAACGCCAATGGGCCCCCATTGCTCGGCTGTTTCTACTACTGTTCCCGGCATCGTTTACACCCGCGTCGCGTAGACCGCAATCCGTTTGACGTTCAGAGTTTTGGTGTTGGCGTCGGTCGATTCGAGATACAAAACCGGGGCCACTTCCTCGTCTGCATCCAACGACGCCGCAATTGATGCAATCTGCACCTTGTCCGCAAAACACGTCATGACACCAGCGGCGCTGATTTCGACACGGAACCGTTGATATGTCCCGGCAGCCGCCATATCCGTACCGGTGTCAACGCCGGTTGCGCTGACCTCCAAGGTAGCCGCTTCGTTGCTTTTGTTGTGTGGAGCCATCAGCCCAGCGGCGTCGGTCAACTGAGAGTCCATAATGAGGCCGGCCAGATCGTCCAGAACCAACGTGATCGTGGTCGTAACGCTGGTAACGACGGGGTCCAGGAGATCGGCAGCGGCCCCAATGAACCCCAGGAAAAAGGCCCGGGTCAAGATATCGGTTAGATTGGAGACCAGAACGTCGATGACCATGGGTCCGTTGACATCGGGCTGGAAGGGGAGCGTCGTGTCTCCCAACCCGATAGCTGCAAGGTGTGCATCCTGATTTGTAGCAATGAGCGATGCCAATGGGCCAAGCTCGGCAGTGTGGGCGATCGTCAACCCAGAGTCTGCTTCTTCAATGCCTTGGCCATGAACCCTAAAGCCCGAGCCGGCCAAGACAACCGAGTTGGCGGTATCCGCGATGGCTTTGCCTACGCCATCGCGGAAATCGCTATGCCAGCCTAGCAGCCCGTGCTGATCGTAGCTTACGGGAGTCCAGTAAGGGCTCGCCAGAGTGCCCTCATTGACATAGAGCACGTCGTTGGTCGTATCACGCAAGAGTGCCGTGGGTGGCGCCGCATCACGGAGCGTCCCATTCGTGGATCCACTAAGAGGTGCACCCGCATTGAGAAACATCCGCTCACGGGCGCCTTCGATGACCTGGCCTCCGGAAATTATTGCCATACGGTTACCTCACTTAGCGTCGAAAACCTATACTCCAGTAACGGTTGTGAATGCCTCGGGGCGGTAGTGAACCATTGCGACTCTCATGTCCGCCCGGATGGCCAACATGCCGCTAGTGAAGAAGTGAGAATGGCTATCACTGATGGCCATCGTGATTCCGCGCTTGTTGTAGAGCGCCGAGAAGTTCCGATAATCTCCGAGGGTAATGGTATTCTGGGTCGCCGCGGTGGTTTGTACCACCGGAACCCCCCATATACGCATAGGTCCGGCATCCATAGGGCCGCCGAAGATATATAGCCCATCGGCAGTTCGGAGGAGCCTGATATCTTCCCAGTCATTGGGATGGACGAAGACTACCGACGGTTCGGCGAAGCCAACGGATCGGACTGCACGCATCCCCTTGTAGATTGCGTCTGGCGTGGGGCCCGTACCCTTAGCCTGAGTGTTGATGCCCGTGACATTGTTGGTGCCCAACAAGTTAGGCGTCACTCCATCACCAACAAGGATCTGCGAATCCAACCGTTGACGCAGCATATATTGGAGCCGCGAGTTTACATAGTCTTCTATGCCCTCAACGTCCTCCATTTGCTGTTGGGTCACCGGCAAATATACCGGGATCCATTCTACCGGCTGGGTTCGCTCTGTGAGTGCGAGAGCAGCTTCACCAATCGTGGCGTTGTCGCCGTCGGTTGTGGCGGTGGATTGCGCGGTCTCGACCGCGTTGTTGGTAAACGTTGTTTCTTCCATGTACCGGATCGTATCCAACCCGGTCGAAAGAAAGGGAACGTTATCCGACACCACGATGGGCCGCTGGGGGTCCAACTCAACTCGGGGCAGCCGGATAGCTTCCGTAGCCCAGCCGGCGCCGGTCTGGAAAAGCGTTTTCAGATCGATGTCAAAATGCGTGCGGATACCTTGTTGCCCAGAACGGTACGCCTTCAGCCCGTCCGATTGGTGGAACAATTTCCCGAGATTGAATAGACCTTCGGCAGCCTTGATTTCTCCAGCCGCACCACCTTCGGGGTGCAACATAGGGCTGCCAGCCGTGGTCAAGTATTTCTGCATATCGGCGCTTTTCTTAGCCATGTCCTCCAGTTCTTGGAGGCTTTGCATTTCCCCGAAGAGAGCGTCGAGTTCCGCACTCCAGGCTTTGACTTGATCGAGTTTCGCATCCGAATTACCTGCGATGGCTGTAACTTTGTCGAAGTCGATATCCTGGCCCGCCTGATCAAACACGACATGCAGGAGTGATTGCTTGCCGCGCAGTTCTTCTTGTTTTTCCTGTAGCTTGGTCGGCATGGTTTTATGCTCCTACAGCAACTCCGCCCCGTAGGCGGTGCTCTATTTTGAGAAAAGCCGCATAAGCGGCCACCGCGGCGGACTTGTCTGCCGGATCGGTAGATTCAAGCAACTGAGATATTTCAGCGTCGATCTCTCGGAGACTTTCGGCCAACTTACTCAGTCGGGACCGATTCGCAGCGGATAATACCCGCCCATCCTTCGCTCGAAGATCAGCAAGCGATTTCAAGCGCGCCAGATAATCCGACCATGCCGCAAGCGCTACGTCGGTGTGTTCCTCCAAAGTTAAATCCAGCCCAACAGCTTTGATACCCAGGGTAGCCGTACTGTTCCCAGCACCGATCATCACGGGCGAGACCTCGGTAACTAAAAGCTCTTCCAAGACCCGTACAGGTCGCCCTTCCACGATCCGTGATGATTCCTTGACGGTTCTGAATCCGTAGGACCAGTCTTGGAGTTCGCCGGTCATCTTCACGGACTCGTACATTTCGCGGCCAGCCGCCATGTTGAGGTTGAATTGGCCTTCGAAGATCGCACGCTTTGCATCCTCGTGGATCTTACCGCGGCCTACTGGTGGTTGCGCGGGGCCATACCGGCCAAAGCTGGTGTGGCCGTATGCCCCGAGAAGCACTTCCTGGCTGCCGAACGCGCCCTTCTTGGTAACATCACCCTCCTTGTCCACTTCATCGAAAGCGGCGAAAGTAGCAACGACCAGCCCGGGCTGGTCGTCATCTAGTTTCAACTGAACGGCGAGTGATTTACTTTCTACATCTGGCATCGCGCTTCGTTCCTCTGTTGCCGGTTCAAATAACAGGCCGTCGTGTTCGTTTCAATGCAGCCGTGCAGAACGGGCCGTCCAAACATCTTTGGGATAGCGCATTGCTTGTAATGTGGAACTCCTGTCTTTAATTCCAAATATGGCATCGATGCGCTTCCCTTCGTGATCCTGCCAATTGTTTTGACGCCGGAAGTTGTCAAACCCAGCGGGGCTTTTGAGTCGACACGCATGCTCATTGGCAAAAGGCATTTAGTTACAATGGCTGGTTGGATAGAAAGCAAATGCCGAAGCGTTCCATCCAACCACCGGGCGAGGATTGCCCACACGGTCCTGCATGCCGCGCCGTCCACAC